CGGCGCAGGCCGTGGCAAGAAGCGCGAGCCGAATGAGAAGAAGCGGTTGCGTGGCGCACGGGTTCGGAACGGTTTGGCTGCCGTGCCGGTGCCTGAGTTCGCCCTGGCGACGGTGAGCCTGACCGATTTGCCGAAGCCGCCGAGCACGTTGGGTGAGTCGGGTCGTGCGTATTGGTCAATGTTCTGGGATGCGGGTCGTCGGCATTTGTCGGAGAAGCATGACTCGGCGTTGGTGGAGAAGTTGTGCAACGCCATCGAGGAGGTGGCGTTCATCAACGTGTGGTTGGGTCATGATGTGACTCGTCGGTTCTATGAGACAGCGAATGGTCAGATGGTGACGCATCCGTTGGTGAAGCAGAAGCAGGAACTCAACGCTCAGATCACTGCTTGGCTATCGTTGTTGGGGTTCACACCGTCTGACCGGGCGAGGCTCGGTCTCGCCGAGATAAGGGTTGCCAATGAGCTTGACCAATTCCGTCGTCGCAACACCAAGGTGGTCGACGTCGAGCAGGTATCCGAGGAGTGAGGGTGGGAAGGTCGCCGACTTTGCGGAGACTTTCATGCATGTATCCAAAGGGATACGAGCAGGGCAGGCGTTAGAACTCACGCCGTGGCAACGGCAACTCATCAACTCGTTGTACGAGCGCAGGGCTGATGGCCTGCTGAGGTACAAGCGCAGTGTGATTGGGTTGGGTCGTAAGAACGGGAAGTCGCTGCTGGGTTCGCTGATTGCGCTCTACGGTCTCATCGAAGGTGAGCATGGTGCTGAGGTCTATTCGGCTGCCGGTGACCGTCGCCAGGCGCGGGTGGTGTTTGATGAGGCGAAGTGGCAGGTGCAGCAGTCGCCTGCGTTGTCGGGTATCTGCAAGGTGTATCGGGATGCGATTGAGGTTCCGTCTACGCACAGCGTCTATCGAGTGTTGAGCAGTGACGCCAAACTTCAGCAAGGTCTCAACCCGTCGACGGTCGTGTTCGATGAATTGCACGTTCAACCAAACTCGGAGTTGTGGGATGCGTTGACGCTCGGTTCTGGTGCTCGTCGTGACCCGCAGATTGTGGCCATCACAACTGCCGGGTACGACCTCACGAGCATTTGTGGGATGTTGTACGGCTACGGCCAGAAGGTGTGTCGTGGGGAGATTGACGATGAGACGTTCGGGTTCTGGTGGTGGGAGGCTGCGGAAGGTTGCGACTTGAATGACCGTGCTGCGTGGTTGGAGGCGAATCCGAATCTTGCTGAAGGTCTGCTCGACCCGGAGGACATGGAGATTGCGGTGCGTCAAACCTCCGAGGTGAGCGTGCGTCGATACCGTCTGAATCAGTGGGTGCGCACGGCTGCCGATTCGTGGCTTCCGCAGGGTGCCTGGGAGCTGTGCCGGTCGACGCTCGATCTCGTGCCGGGTGCTGCGACGTGGGTTGGTGTGGACATGGCGTTGAAGCGTGATACGACGGCGGTGGTGTTGGTTCAGCATGTTGAGGGCAAGATTGTGGCTCGTGCGAAGATTTGGTTGCCGGAGGATGGGGTGATGGATGTGTCGGCGGTGGAGTCGTATCTGCGTGATGTGGCTCAGCAGTTTGATGTGCAGGAGATTGCGTATGACCCGGCGTTCTTTCAACGTACGGCCGAGGTGTTGGCGGAGGATGGGTTTCCGATGGTGGAGTTTCCGCAGTCGCCTGCTCGAATGATTCCTGCGTGCGGGAATCTTTATGAACTGATTGTGAATCAGAAGATTGCCCATGACGGGAATCCGTTGTTCAGTGACCATGTGTTGTCGGCTGCGCAACGTGTGAAGGACAATGGGTGGACGTTGTCGAAGGGTAAGTCGAAGCGGAAGATTGACGCGGTGATTGCGTTGGCGATTGCGACGGATCGTGCCACTACCACACCTGAGGCGGTTGTTGAGCCTGGGTTCTTCGTGGTGTGACTAGGCTGAGTCAACTACCATTGGAGGTTGGAATGAAGGTGCTCGTGCTCGAACTGATCGGATTGGTGTGTTTCGTGGTTGCAGGATGGTTGGTGACTCCAGCGTTGGGGTTCGTCGCAATCGGTGTGGCCGCGTTCATCTCTGCGTGGAGCATGTCTCGTATCGCACCGAAGGATGACGGCAAGTGATTGTTGACCGTCTGCTGAATCGTGGTGGCGATGAGGAACGAGCAATCTCGTTTCAGTCGCTGTTCGCCCTCGGTGATGGATACACGTTCACGACCAGTTCGGGTGTGTATGTCACGCAGGATGATTCACTCAAGATCGGCACCGTGTACGCATGTGTGCGTCTGATTGCCGACACGATTTCAACCTTGCCGGTCGATGCTTACATTCGCCAGGAAGGTGTACGGCTTCAGTATCGGCCACGACCCGCATGGCTTGACGCACCCGACATCGGCGTCACCAAAGAAGACCACTTCCAGCAGGTCGTTGTTTCGCTGCTGTTGAACGGCAACTCGTTCACTCGCATCATCCGAGACGAGGACGGTGAAGTGCTCGCCTTGTCGGTGCTGAACCCGCAGAACACCGAAGTGCGTCGTGACAACAACGGTCGTCTCTTCTACGTCTACGAAGCTCGTGACCGTATCGAGGATGTGGACATGATCCACATTCGTGACTTGACGTTGCCGGGTGAGTTGCGTGGCAAGTCCCGCATCGACCTCGTCAAAGAGAACCTCGGTCTCGCACGCGCACTCGAAGAGTTCGCAGCCCGCTTCTTCGGCCAAGGCTCCACCACAACCGGCATCATCCAATTCCCCGGCAACCTCTCCCGTGAACAAGCCAAGAACCTCGTCGATGCGTTCGAGGATGGCCACAAGGGTTTGCGTCGTTCGCATCGCCCAGGCATCTTGTTCGGTGGTGCCACGTTCGAGAAGACGGGTGTGAACCCGAACGAGTCACAGTTCATCGAGTCTCGCCAATTTGCGGTTGAGGAGATTGCCCGCATCTTCCGTGTGCCACCGTCAATGATCGGTGTGACGACACCGGGTGCGATGTCGTACGCCTCGGTGGAAGCCAACAACCTTTCGTTCTTGGTGCATTCCTTGACGCCAATCTTGGCGAAGGTGGAGTCCGAGTACAGCGTGTTGTTGGCTGGTCGTGCGTTCATGCGTTTCTCCACCGCAGGTCTTCTGCGTGGCGACATCGCAGCACGCAACGCCTCCTACCAATCAGGACTCAACAACGGCTACATGTCGGTCAACGACGTGCGCCGCTTCGAGGACATGAGCCCAATCGAAGGTGGCGACGTCTACCGAGTTCCGTTGACCAACATCGACATCACGGCTGCGAACCTCGCCGACTTGGATCGCAAATCAGCCATCGCCCAACGCCTCATCTCCTCAGGATTCCAACCAGCAGCCGTGTTGAAGGCGTTGGAGATGCCGGAGATCGAGCACACGGGTGTGCCGACCGCAGCCTTGCAACCCGTGGCCGCCATCAACCCAATCTCACCCGCAACCGTCTACGACGCTGGGACACGCGAACTGAACCTAAACATGCCGGAACAAGTCATCCATGTGACACCACCATCGGTACATGTTGATGCCCCGGTCGTGAATGTTCCTGAGACGGTCGTGAACGTGAACGTGCCTGAGCAGCGCACCGTGGTGCGCACGGTGGAACGTGACGCCGATGGTCGAATCCTGCACATCACGGAAAGGCCTGAGCAGTAATGGCAACTGGAATCAGTGACTATCTGGCTGGGGCGTGGCTTGACGCGCTCGGCAACAACACTTCGTTCGCAGTCGCAAGCGTGTACGTCAAACTGCATGTCGGTGACCCAGGTGCAGCAGGTACCGCCAACGCAGCAACCGAAACGACCCGTAAGGAAGCATCGTTCGCAGCAGCCTCATCGGGTTCGTTGGCGTCGGATGCTGCACTGACTTGGACGAACATCGCCGGGTCGCAAGACGCAACACACTTCACCGCATGGGACAACATCTCGGCCGGGAACTTCTTGTTCTCAGGAACGATCACTGCGAACGCCTACACCGCAGGCGACACGTTCACCATCGCATCAGGGTCACTCACCGTCTCACTGACGCTCGCCTCCTAAGAGGCATCCGTGGTCACACGGTTCTACCTCGACCAGTCAGAACTTGACGACGCCAACGTCGGGTTAGGTGGCCCGTCGCCAGCGTTCGTGCTGGACACTTCCACGCTCGACGGGAACGGTGTCTTGGATGGCACGACGTTCACGACACCTGGCACCGCCGACTCGAACCTTGGCGGGTTGACTGCGTCGGCGACGGGGACGGTGACGCCGGTGGTGTCGGGTGTGGCTGATGCTCCGTTGGGTGAGTTGACGGCATCCGCTGCTGGTTCGGTTGAGATCGGTGGGTCGGCTGCGGCTGGTCTTGGTGGTTTGGTCGCATCGGCTACTGGTGGCGTCACAATCGTCGCATCGGCGTCTGGGAGCCTCGGAGAAGCGTCATCGAGCGCGGTTGGGACTGTGACGGTGGTTGGCGCAGCCACGGCCTCTGTGGGCTCTCTGGATGCGTCTGCGGTGGGTGTGGTGTCGTCTATCGGGACGATGTCTGCCGGGTTGGGTGGATTGGATGCGTCGGCGGTCGGAACGGTCACGCCGCAACCGCAACCGCAACCTGAGCCGACTGGTGGCGGTCAGCCGTATCCGTATCGACGACCAAAGCCACGCAAGAAGGTTGAGGCTGTCGTTGAGATTGTTGAAGAAGAAGTTGTTGTTACGCCTGCGA